AATTTTGGCAGCAACCATCCGCATCACATGATCAGCGAATGCGTCTGCCTCGATATTATCCTCTAAATCATCGTCGTAGATTACAACGCAGCCACGGAGCTTCTTGCTGACCAATGCTATTTTCTGGTCACTCAGCTGCTTCAGGTAGTCAGATGAAGTGAAAGTCGAACCTGGATACAAAAATCTTTTATCACCTAAGCCCAAAGCACGAATATTCTTAGTCTCTTTTGGCATCTTGACAACACGTGCCGAGTTCTTCATAACCGATTCATCGACTATGTAATCAATGAAGCGGTCGGCCTCTTCGGCCTCAAGCACGATGCTCGGAAGTGCTATCATCTTCTCGATATACTCTTTTTTGGAGAGCATTTGTTTATTACTTCGCATAATTATTTCTCCTTAATTTTTTGAACGTCAGTAATTTCATTTGTTATTCCGGCTTAACCTGACCTGTAATTGTCGGCCAGAGCTTCTTGCCGCCTTCTCCCGCTCCCTTTTGCACAGTCTCATCGCCATCGTTGTCTTGGTCTTCGATACTTTTCTTCACAGCGCCATTCGACTCGATAGTAGCGAGCCTGTCTGAAACATCCTTCAATGTTTTCGTAAGCTCAGCTATGCTCGACTTGTCATCACTTTCTTTTCCTGTGCCGAGCTTTGCGACAGCTTCTTTCAGCTCTGCGATTTGTTTCTCAAGCTCCGACGTTTCGTTACTGCCACCAGATTTCTTCGTTTCTTCTTTTACGTCAGGCAGTATCGACTTCAAAGCATCGACAGCTTCAACAACCGCTTTCAGCTTGGCGATTACGTCTTTTGAAAACTTCGCACCGACTTTCTCTACGCCCTCAGAATCCTCTTCTTTGCAACTGTTCACTGCAATTTTCGCAAGGACGCCGACTGCGTTTTCTAAGTCTTCTGGAAAATCTGCTTTGTAGTGCTCAGAGATTAAGTTCAAAGCTTTCTCGATTTCCTCATTATCGACTTTCTTCTCGAAATCAATGTCCTCGGTGCCGAGATATGTCTGAAGTGACTTCAAAGCTTTTTCATTCATTGTATGTCCTTTCCGTTTATAAAACAAAAATGGTAATTTATTCGCAGGCAAATCTACAAGCGAAATCTCTTTTACTTTTATATTCTTCATCTTTCCGTGTTTCGGCATCTATTCGTCTCCTTTCAATTGACATTTGCGTAGCCCGCCATAGAATATCCAGTGAGGTTGCCGGCTTTTATCTCCTGCCACAATTCCTTGTCAAGCACTCTCGTCACAAGCACCCACGAACCTTTCTTCACATTGCGTTTGACAATAGTGAAATCTACTGGTGCTATGTAGTTTTCGAGAATCTTCACTTTTACTTTTTTCCCTTTGTGCATTACTTTAAAAGCTCCGGCGTTTTCCATGAAATCATAAGCGGCTTTTCTTATTTCATCCGCACTTGCTTGATCGCCTTGTGCGTCCTTTGTGTCCGGCTCATAAACGATACCATAAACAATCTGCTCGTCCGACTTTTCAATAAGCACAAGCTCAAGACTCTTTTCAATCTCTTTATGTTCATTCTTTATTTCGATTTTCTCTACCTTATTGACCGGCCGCAGAACTTGATGAAATAAGGGCACACAATCACCATTGAAATCCTTGTCATAAACGAATTCGCAGACTTTATCAAATTGTGGTCTAATGATTTCTAAAATCCTCTCTTCCATTGCGGATTTAACAATATCGTTCGGCTCATCCATACGTATCGTAAATCTTAACTTGTCTGCCTTGGAAAAACTTTCGTCAACCAAAACACAATTTTGCACAAGAAGAACTTCGTCAAGCATCGCCAAATCAACACCATCAGACTTTGCCTGCATTGTCTGCTTAAATGCCTGCCTGTCTATGTCACAAGTGCTGTGCTGTAGACTTCGCTTTGAAGATTCTATTTCTTTTAAAAGCAATCGATATTTCGCAATGAAATCGCTGCGTTTGAAGACCCCAACAATTCTGTTATCGTTATTCTTGAAATGATTATCCCAGAATTTTGCGAATTTGTATCGAAGTCGTTTCAATTCCAAGTCACTTGCTTTAGAAAGATTTTGTTTTGATATTTCTTCAATACGCATAATCAGGCTCCAATTGTTAAATCTTTATAGGTCTTTTTAATTGCTCTGAAATCACCCTGTTATCAACTACAGGAAGCATCGCACATCGGCATCTCGGATGAACAGGAATCACGCCTGAGGCCTCATCGACTTTATATCTTGTGCCGTTTAGGCCTTCGCATATCTCGCATGGATCATCTGCGTTGCTAAGCTCAACTTCTTTCACACCAACTTCTCCGAGGCCTTGGCAGTAGCCTATGTTCTGTGCCCTTGCTGTCTCAGTGCGTGCAATGTTCTCCAAACGCAGTCGATGTGTCTTGTCTGTGTACCGCATAGTCGCTTTATTAAGCTGTGCGGCTGAATAACCGGGATGCTTCTCCGCAAGCAGATTGCGAAAGTTAATGACAGATTGCGTCTGAGTCCCTGTCAATCCGACAAGTGATCGTATCTGTCTTGCGACCTTTCCCATTGACCAGCCCTGTTTTATCCCGTGCTTAACATAAGCATTTATGCCTTCTTTAGTCTTAGATGTTACTCCTACGACGAGTTTTGAACAGAATTTCTCAACAGCTTTCATTGCTCTGACATTCAGAATATCGAAACTCCCGGCAACAGCCATGTGTCTGTAAGCAGCATTACCACCAGTCCTCATTATCTCCAAAGCTGCGGGTTTGATTGTTTTCACACCGTTATTCTCGATTACTTCCCAGTCTGTTAGTTCTGAGGCAAAAGACTTCGAATACTTTCTCACAAGATCGGTGCGAATCTGCTTCTGTGCGAAATTCATCCATTCTTTCACTGCGACTTGCATGAGGCGTTCGTTCCTTCTTCGAAGACTGCTCAAAAGGTTCTCGATTCTTGATTTTGAAACGATTAATTTCATAGTTCTGTCACCGTAAACTTTATCAACCCACAACAATCTTCTCTCCAAAGACAATTATTATATGGGCATTGCCACCAGAATCCTGTAGCATAGCAAGGTCTATTTCCCTCTTTTATTTGAATCTCTCTTATTAATTCTAACTTATTCTTGTTATGCGAATTTATTCCCATGCAGTACGCCTTAGTCTGTATATCTTCTATTCTCATTTCTGTGCACATAGAGAGCAATTCAACTTTGTCAGTGATGCTTTGTATGCTCCATTTATTGCATTGCCATAACGAATGGTTTTGAGCTTTTCCTGCAACTGTCCTAAACAAGCTATTTCGAATTGCCCTCTATGCACACACATTACTCTATTTCTCCCTGGATTTCATTTTCAGCTTCAAATTCGTCAATTTCTTTGCTAAGCCTGGATTCTGCGTCAGATTCACCAGCCTCGACAAGACTTGACTGTATGTAGAACTTGTCACCTTCAATATAAGGTTTTTTACCAAGCTCGTTGCGTCCTTCGTTCGGTGTCAACAAACCAAATCCTACAGCCTTTGTCATCCTATCGACCATCGCAGCGTAGTTCTTCAAATCAATGTCGTTGAATTTGAGTCTGTATATCTCAGAATTCAACAACTTGCTGTTTATGATCTCCTCGAAGTCAAGCTGCACCGGCTCCACAACGCCCTGTATGTAGACTTCCATAGTCTCTTTCGTTGATTCGCCACCAAGTGGACCAGTCACTTTAACGCCGACCCTTTCAGGTGGCATCGAATACGCAATCAAAATGTTTTCACGCCTTGACTGCTCGTACAGTCTGAAACTCGCCTCTTTGACGTCAACACTGAGCTTGTCATAAATGAGTTTGCCACCCTCTGGCAGTTTTGCAACCAATGTGCGGTGTGCGTTTGAACTGCCCCTAATCTCTTTATTCAGGAAATTCTGTATTTTCCCCTCAGAGCCCTCCTCCCATTCACCCTCAAGAGTAATCAAAGCTGCGGGAATGCCGTAGTTCTCAAAAAATGACAGATTGTAGTCACGCAAGCCAATCAGACCGGTTATGTCACCAACTGCCGAGATGCAGTTCGGAACGCCGTAGTAGTCAGATTTCGGATAGTAGTTCTTGTAGAAGATAAGCTCGTTCGCTTTGTCCTTGCCGCCGGTAATATCTTTGCCGGTCTTCGCTGATATATTCTGAGTCTCGCCAAACTTCTTGAACCATACTTTCTTGTTGTTGCGGACTTGACAATACTTTATCTTTGACTTGTGAACCCTCAGCGTGTGTGCAGGCACATGATAGACATCCGCAACGTCCTGCTTGTTGTTGCGTGCGACTTCAAGGCCGCAATATCCAAGTGTACCCCAGTCAATCAGTAAGCGCTTCAATACGGTGCGGAAGGAATCTTCGACATCCGACTTGTCCTTAACGAACTCTTTCAGGCGATTCAGTTCTGCTTGGTTATCCTTCTTGTCTTCTTGCAGCTGAAAAGTCCAACCCAGGCCGGCAACATCGCTCGCAAGCTGATTGACACAGCGGAACAATATAGGATTCGATTCGTACAGAGTCCAAAACGACATTGGCGCATAAGGAGGCGACACCAAATCATTCTGCGACATCCATTTATTCGTAGATTCTGAAAGCTGCTGCGAACCACCTTTCTTCGATTCCGCTTTCTTGAGTGCTTCATACGGAAAGATTCCTCTCGATGTTTCTACGAAGACTCTGCCTTTTTGCATCTTCTTTTTAGTCATTTTGTAATTCCATTTACAGTCCTATTTAACATTGTTCAGTTCACCATCTCTTTCTGATATTGTAGGCCACATTACCTTCTCAGTGTTTTTCTGTCCGGGACCAGGTCTTCCCTTTCTTCTCATCTGGCCGCCGCACTCAGAACATTTCAAATCTTTGCAGTGCTTATTGGTCTCAACAGTATGACTACATTCGATACATTCACAAGTATAAGATGCCTTTTCAGACTTCTCCGAAGCGGGCTCAAACAAAATAGACGTGTATTTGTGCTCCTTGAGCCATGCTTTTGCTTGTTGAACACTGAACTTATCTTTTGGGAACCTGATTGCCTGCGTCTTAGTGGAACCTTTTGGATCAGATTTTAATGGACCTCCATAAATCATAATGCCCTCTTTTGTCGTCTGAAGCACGCGAATCCTCAAAAACAAGTTGGGCGATTTCATCCTCGCTGCATGGTAATTCGGATATGGTTTAAATATTTGTTCTGCCATTCTCG